AACCTCCAGCCCCAGCAAGGTCACAGTGTTCCGCTGGTTGAGCTGAAGCGTGAACCCCGTAGTTGCGCTGGCCACAAGCGTCCACACCTGGCTGGACAATGCTGGTGGCGGCGGCTGAACATTCGGCACCTGAGAGAACGCCGTTGAATAAGTCACGGCGATCTGCCCTGCCGCGCTTGTGGTGCCGGTATAAGTCTCCAGTCGCTTGCTGATGCCCGATGGCCCTTGCGGTCCCGTTGCGCCTGCTGGCCCCTGGATCCCTTGAATACCTTGGGCGCCAGTCGCACCGGTTAATCCCTGCGGCCCGGTAGCACCAGTTAATCCGGTAGCGCCCTGGATCCCCTGCGCGCCCGTATCACCCTTTGCACCTTGCGGACCTGTCGCACCGGTAAGACCAATCGGGCCTTGAGGGCCTGGAACCGTACTCGCCGCGCCAGTTGCTCCCGTTGCGCCTGTTAACCCTTGGATGCCTTGTGGCCCCTGAGATCCAGTCGCGCCAGTATTTCCGGTATCACCTTTGACGCCTTGGATCCCTTGAGGCCCTGCGGCGCCCGTTAGTCCTGTGTCACCCTTGTCGCCTTTTGCACCGACAGGGCCAGCTTCTCCCTGCACCCCTTGAGGGCCTTGAGGACCAGCGGGAACAGTCGAGCTGAGAATGCCAGAGCTGATCTGCAATCCCTGGCCAACAGTGAAGAACTGCGGCAGAACCGTTACGCCGTTGAATCCGAGGATGCCATTGGCGCCACCAGCAGGAATGGTGAGGGTGCGACTCAGCGTTCCGGTATCAGTGGCATTACGCTGATTCATCAGCAGATCGTTGGCGGCACCCAGCGCGAGGCCCGGCAGCAGTAGTGCGAGAGCAATCAGCTTTTTCATGAGGTGGCAACCCTTGCAATGATCTTGTCGGTAGTCGAGACCGTGTTGAATACCACGAGGTCATTGACGTTGAGCGATACGACGTTGTTGGCAACTTCTACGCCGACATCCGATGAAGTGACGGTGAGTTGGGTGATGGCCTGAATCGCGAAGATGAAGAAGCGCTGGCCCGCCTTGATCCCTGGCGAAAGGATGAGCTGCAAGTCGGCAATAGTCGCAGCTGGTGACAGCACCACATTGACCACAAGCGCATCGGTCTCGGGGATTTGGATGGCCTCCCCCGAGGCCGGAGAGAACTTGAATTCGGCAGGAGGCGAAGAGTTTGAGCCTCCACCGAACATTGACCAAGGCCAAGCAAATGGGAGAATCATTCCGTGAACTCCTGAATGCCGCCGATGAGAATAGTGGCGCCGGCCTTAATCCATGCCGAATCAGCCTTGATGCGCCCCCATTCAGAGTTTGGGATCTCGGCGCCCTGGAATGCGCCTGCGGCCGGCTGTGCGCCTTCGAAGGCGACAATGCGCGTCCCACTACGATTGCAGAAGATGACATCCGTGCCAGGCGCATAACCCGTCACATCGTAAAAATCATGCCAAACCCCGCCAGCAAGCTGAACATCCGGCTTCATGACCATTTGCAAACTCCTTGTCGCTTCCGGCGACATAATCCTTATTCATCATCAACCGTTTCCGGAATGATCATGGTGTACGTGCAGCGGCAATTGTAGTCGGTGCCAGGCAAGAGGTATAGGCCGTCAACGTCAGAATAGAGGCCTTCAGCGAGATCGAACTCCTTGCCTTCGCGATCCTCATGCGACGGTCGCACCCGCTCATCACCAGCGGTCTCCCATATGGCCTTGGTGATCCCGAGGTTTTGGGCCCGGATCTTGGTCGTGATCGAGTTGTAGTTCTGCACCTGATTGCGGGCCAAAAACTTGGCATGATTCTTTCGCTCGGCCGCGATACCGTCAAACTGGCTGACGATGGTGTCGAGTGATTCACCTTGGCTCATAGCGAACAAGGTGTTGTTCGTGAACTTCTGGAAGGTGTCATCACGCAGGGTTTTGATCCACTGCGCGGTTTCGGCGACCAGTGCGTTGGTGGTCGACTTCATACCCTCCTTGGCGATCAGGTCTGTGACGCTAATGCCGGTCTTGGCGGCAACCCGCTTGTAGAATTCTTCCTTGGACTTCTTGTCGAGTTTGCCGAGCGCCTTCTGACTGATCGCGTCAATGCGGTCATCGCTGAATTGCTTGAGGATCGACTTGGCCGCAGCCTTCGACAGGCGCAGGAGGATCGCGGCGAAGTTTCCTGTTTGGGCGTCGGCAAATTCAAGCACGCGGTCGGTGTCGTAACGAATGACATCCGAAAGCCCTCGCATCTCATAGCGCTCAGTTCGGTACACGGGGATTTTCACATCCTCCCATGCCCCCTCAGTTCGCGACCATGCGACGCCATCGGCATCAGTGAATGACATATCGCGCTCAACATACTTCTTGCTGTCGCGGTAGTGGTCGACGACCTTTCTTTCCCTGGACAGACGAACCACGATAGGCGAAAGATCCGCAAACTTCTCCACCGTCCTAACCTGTAGCTGGCCAAGCACCTGATTCTGAAATCGCTTGGCCATCGTATCGACCATGAACTCGATCATGTCGGCCAACTCGTTCTCGATGCTGCGCGGCGACTTTGGCGCCTTGATTGGCGTCGGCTTTGCGGCGGTCAGTTGGCGCTTCATGGTTGCAGTCCGGCAGTCAGATCATCCGCCGCAGACTCTTCCTCTTCAGGCTTGAACAGATCAGCCCATGCATCCTTCTTGATCACGTCATGCTCTATCAGATAGGCGCGATAGTCCTCGCCAAGGTCGTTCAGTTTGACAGCGTTATCAATTACCTTGGTTTCGAAATCCATCCGCTCGGCAGCAGTGCCGCCCTGGTTCTCTTTGAAGCACACGCCATCAATGCCGTAGGCGTGACAAAGCTCAGTGATTGGGTCGAGCAGATAATCGAACTGCAGTCCCTCAACCATGTCCTGGAACGATTGCCGCTCCTGGTTACCCGTGCTGTTCAGACCCTGTACAGACTCGCCAACGAGCATCGGAACAGGAATAGAAGTCACCAACGCAAGCCGGCGGATCGTGATGTTGTCCACGGCGTCCAGGTTGGTCAGAGTCTGGGCGATGGATATCACATCGTCTTCGCCGTCGATAAGACCATCGCCGTAGATCCCGCGAATCTCCGCAAGCCTGGCGTAATACTGGATCAGGTAGTTGTCATCTCCACAGCGCACGGCATCGGCGAAACCCTTGATCTTGTGAAAAAGCGTCGAGTTCTTTTCGAGGATGGTTCCGGACGCGCGCTCGACAATGCCGTCGTTGATGAGCTGCGTATGGATCATTTCGAATTCGGAAATGCCGCCGTACTTGTAGTTGGGCAGGTCAAGCTCTGGTGGCAGGTAGTACGTGAAGTCGATCACCCGCGACCAGTGGAACGACTTGCCGCGCACGTTGTAATACTTCGGCTTCTGGTAACGCTCGTCACTGAGGTCAATACTGACTTCCATGGCTGTAACCATGTCGCCGCTGAACACGTCGAGCTTTGTCTTGGACGGATCTACCGGTTCAGTGCGCGGCTTGGACAGATCAGCGCCGCGCTCATTCAGCAGGATGATGCCGCGACCAAATCCGATCATGAACTTGGCGGCCTTCTTGACGGCGCGCTGAAGCCTCAGATCGTACTTGTCCTTATCCTTGTCGCTTTTGAACTGCAGAGTCTCGTTGAGCGCGTAGCCGGTCTTGATTGTGACGATCTTGGCGCCGAGACCAGTCTTGAAGATGGCGCGGAGCTGTGTGTCGTCAAGCCGCGTGGAAGTGATGACGTTCGTCGCCACAGCAGACCGGCGATTTGCCAGGCCATTGACGATGTTCGCCATGCCATCACGAAACCCGCGTTGCTTGCCACGACCGCCGCCGCGCTTCTTGTTGCTCATAGCATGCTTCTCCAGTCTCGCTTGACAGGGCTGAGGATCGCGCCGATGGCGTCCATCGTTGGGTCAATTTGGTCGTCGTGCGCGCCTTTCGGAAATGCTGCGAACTCTGACAGGTAATCTGATAGCCACGGCGCATCTTCTGGCAGCAGCACATTGCCTGATTGTATCAGCGGAATGGCATCCATGGCTCGCGTGATTTTGTCAACGGTTCTCGGGATGCCGATGACAGGGATGCCGATCATCGACTGGATCAGACCGGTGCCGCTCGCCTTGTCCTCGACGTTAAATGCACGCAGTACGCCATCACCGCTGGACTTGTGCTTAGCCCAGAACGCCTTGGCCTGGCTCAGCAACTCTGGGGCCTCCCACTTGCCACGAATCTGATCGAGCATAACAGCCTGCCCGTCCCATGATTCGCCCCAGCACTGGAAGACGGAATAGTCGTTATGCTCTTTGGTTTTCTGCGCCGTATCCGCGTACACGGCTCGCCATTTGAGTTTTGGCGGTACACCCTTCCAAAACTTGAAGCCGTCCGTCTTGAACATGTTGCCGCCCAGCGCGACGGGTGACTGCTGATACATCGCCGACCAGAAGTAGTCGGACATAATCGCTTTGGTTTCGAGCAGCTTGTCGAGCGGGTGCAGATCAGGCACCAGCGCGCCTTCACGGCGGCTCGGGTCATAACCTTTCTCGCCTGGCAGGTTGACCGCGACGAACTTCAGGTGCTTGGCCTTGGCGTTGATCTTCAGGATGCGGCCTGACAAGTCGTCGGTTGCCCAGCTTGTTGCCATGATGATCTGCCCACTGTTCTTACTGAGGCGCGTCAGGAAGGTGGTGATGTACCAGTTCCAGATGCCGTCCTTGATCGTCTCGCTCAATGCCTCTTGGGCGTTCTTGATTGGGTCGTCGATGATGCCGATGTCCAGACGCTTACCAGTCAGCGGGCCGCCGACACCTTGACCAACGTATCGACCTTTACGCCCGACGATCTCAAACACGTCGCTGTTGCGCTTGGCCTCCACGTCAACGGTTACGGCACGCTTGGCACTCAGGGATGCGCCAGGAAACAACCGATGATACTCAGGGCTGAGCATGATCCGCTGAACGTCGCGGTTCATATCCGTCGCCAGGTCTTTCGAGTAGGACAGGCCGCCGATGGACAGATCTGGGGCCTGGCCAAACAGGAAGGCAGGCGCGTACCGGCTGACGATATCCGACTTGCCATGTTGCGGTGGCGCCTGGACAACCAGAACCGGACGCAACCCAGCCTGCTGATCAAGGAAGAACTGATCGAGCGCCGCGCACAACTCCTGCGCAAACTCGCTGACGATGTATTCGGGGTTGATGTACAGGATGAAGTCGAGAAGGCCCCTGCGAGCCTTTCTGCGCTTAAGCAGCTCTTGGGCTGCCAGTTGCACTGGTGTCATTCGTCTTTCGCCGCAGTGCCTGCAATCAGCGCCAGCAACTGCTCATCAGAAAGCTCGGTGACATCCTTGGTCAGAATCGGGCCGCCACCAGGGCCGGCGTGTTCGAATTTCTGCGCGGCTTCCCATCCACCCATCTTGGCGAGCTGAGCGATGGCGGCCACCTTGGAATGCTGCTTGATCTTCGGGCCGTTCTTGCCCACCTCCAGCTCCGAGATAATCATTAACTTGTCAGGGTCATTCGCCTGAAGGTCTTCATCAATCGTCCAGGCGGTCTGATGCACGTCATCGCCCGTCTCGGCATTCTGGCCGACGTGGACGGTTTTGAATTTGACGATGTCAGTTAGGTTTCCGCGACCGAGTTGAGTGAGGATTTTCATGGCCTCTTCGCGACTCATGATTGCATCAGAAATAGCTTGCGTCTTCATGGAATCCATGAACGCTTTCACCTTCGGATTATTCATGATCTCCGAGGCTGAGGTATCCGCAGCAGTATCACTCTTGGCTGATCCCTCGGCAGCGTAATAAGCCTGACGCTGAGTCATGCCAGCCAGGACGTTGGTAGCGATCCTCTGCTGTAGCGATGTCAGGTTATCGAAAAGAATCAGCTGCTCAGGAGTCATGGGGTTTCGCCTGTCACGAAAGTGGATAGATGCCAGAACTATATCACGCATCCAGAAATGAAAAAGCCCGCTTCCTTGAGGTTGCGGGCTTTAGGATCGCCAGATCATTTTTCGGCAGACAGGCTCCAATGTCCTGCGCCGACCTTAGTCGCCAAAACATCAGGCGATTGAGAGTTGATCGGACCACTCTCAATATCGAAGTCCTCTGGCAAAGACTTCGCGACACAAAGGATAATCATCAGTAACAGCATGGTCATCCTCCTTTTGAATTAATTCCGCATCTGCGGGCATGTCGAAGTTGACGTAATACTACGCTACCTCTCGACCAATCTTCTATCGCTCTTTCGCCATCAGCGCGACTACTGACACAGCGGGCGAACTAACCCTGGCTAACACATTTTCTGCATCGCGCTATCCGTTAGAGATCCGGAGTAACAGCAAACTTTGCAGGTTTTACCGATGTGCTGACGGTTACAGCGGCGGCGTTGGTTATTCAATTGAAAGTTAAAGTTGGTGGGGATCACAGGAATCGAACCTGTACGACATACTGTCAGCCTTCGAAGCCGCGTCTACCATTCCGCCATCTCCCCATATTCGGTGTAATTGCTATTCACCTGCCATCGTGGATGGAATCGAACCATCCGTTGCCTCTACGCGAGGTGGTATTGCCACTATACGAACTTGATGGCATGCGAATAACAACTTCAGATTTAAAGAGCGTTTGAAACTTGGCGCGAATGAAGGGTTTCGAACCCTCGGCCTCTTGCGTGACAGGCAAGCGCTCTAACCATCTGAGCTACATCCGCGTTTGTTGTGGTCGATCTCACCAAAGGATCCGGAAGAGCATCGCTTTCCATGACCACACCCCAATAATCACCCATCACCAAAACTATGTCAACACCCTGTCGAAAATGATTTCGCATAACCAGTATGCAGATCTATGCCATTTTGCAAATCCTGACTTTTGGGTAAGGAAATACTGTGCTCTCCTGTGCTCCTGCTGTGCTCGTCAAAAGAGCACAGCTTCAGACCATGTACTACGTGGCATCCAGGGCATTTGGAGAGAATTGTGCTCCTGTGCTCGTCACTCGCACCTGAAAAAATCAATTCTTATTAAGATTAATAATCATTCATAGAGAAAAAGGGTGTTTTTTAAAAAAAAGGAGCACAGGAGCACAGAATCGCTACAGCCCTTATTCTACGCGGGCTAGACCTGTGCTCTTTTTGAGAGCACAAGGGGAGACCTAAGACAACTAAGATGCCATGGGGATCTAAGGGAGCAGAGAGATCTAAGGCTTGACTTGCGCGTCTTTCGTAGCCAAACTGTGCTCACCGCAAGAAACCTAAGACTGTGGAGATTTTGACGATGGCTGAAGCGATTGACGTACAAGAAGGGATTCCGATCCCAAAGGTGAACCGATACAAATTTGATGAATGGCCTGTCGGTGGCAGCCGGTTTTTCGATGAGCTTTCTCAGGTAGAGGCGTGCGCCAGTGCCGCCTATTCCTATGCCAAGCATCACGGTAACGGCTTCCGCATGACCCGCCGCAAAGAGGGTGACGGTTATCGCATTTGGCGGATTGCATAATGGATATCGATATCAGCAATCCGCCCGAAATAGATGTTCCACCGGTCGAGCTGTATTCGACAGTAATGCCTGATGAAGATGGTTTTGAGTTGTCGGCGTTTGATATCGGCGTCATTGAAGTTGCGCCGGTAAAAGATATTCCAGTGCCGGAAGATATCCGCCCGCGCAGAGAATATAAGCCGCGAGTCAAAAAGGAAGTTGTTGATGATTCGGAGTTTGTTCCGGTTCTTTTGCAGCTCAGCGATCGCCTGGCCTCGACAACTGTCGGCAAGCTGGCAAAAGTTGTTCACGAAAAGATCGAATTCCCGGAAGTTAGTTCGTTCTTCGCGTTGCTGGCATCTGCTAGTTGCTCGGTGTCTACGGCGTTTGCAACTCAGTATTCGACTGACTCCTGCGTTTCATTGGGCATGTACACCATCATCGAGCAGCCGCCTGCCATGATGAAAAGCTACCTGCTTGATGTGGGTATGAAGCCTTATCGTCTTGGTGTAGCCGAGCACAACAAGAAGGTTGGCGGAATCAATCGGGAACTGAAGGAAAAGGATATCCCGGTAGAGAACCACCTGAAGCGCACGTTCAGCGAGACATCTGACGGTACATCGGCATCTATCGATGGCTTCCTGTCTGGCTGCTCTGAAGGTCGATTCGTTGTATCCAGCGCCGAGCAGTCAGGTCTTCAATCGTTGTTCCCTGAATCTGGATCGTTCTCCAGCACCAACGAGCTGATCCTCAAGGGCTACGCGAGCGAGTACGTCTCAGGCATGCGCGCAGGCCGGAAGGCTTTCACGGGCATGGTGCAGGGCTGCGTGCTCATCATTGCCCAGCCTGGCAGCAGCAAGCGCGTCCTGGCAGCATCTGGCGGATCGGGCATGGCTGAGCGATTCATCTATTTGGCCGAACCTGACCCGATTGGATTCCGCCGCAACGAAGGACACTTCCCCACTCGAAAGGAAAAGGAGGCTTTTGAGCGGGCGTGTGCTGAGTGCGTATCAATCTATTCGGATAGCGTGCTAAAGCAATATGCAGCCGACGATGACAGTCGTGTGGTTATGGATCCTGAAAACCTGATTCGGATCCGCGCATCCGATGACGGTTATCGCATTCTGCGCGAGGCAAAGAACTCGACAGAAAGCTATCTGTATGATCTGAAGATGGCTGGCGAGATGGTCATGATGGGCTGGCTGGCCAAGATCGAAACGCACGTCATGAAGATCGCCGGCAATATCTATGTGATCGAGTGCCTATCAAACGACTGTAAGGTCTCAGAGGTGATCCCGACCTGGATCATTGAGGAGTCGATTGATCTGGTGTTGGGGCTGGCTGACCACATCAAGGGGATACTGAACAATGCTGGCGAGTCTGGCGCTCAGGCAGAAGAAGAAACCATTATCGAGGTATTGACCCGCTCCCCGATGGAGAAACGTGCGGCGGCGCTCCAGGCGAAGAACCGTAAACCATTTAAGTCGATGCCGTCCTCATTCAAGATGGCGAGCGCCCGTATCGACTCGATGCTGCTCAACGGCCAACTGATCTTAAACGCCGCAGGCAAGGTAGCCATTGCATGACATTCGAAGAAGCCATTCGCGCCCAGTACGGTATCCGGGTTCCGATTACCGCCGAAGATATGAAGTTGCGCAAGTTTCGGATCGATGAGCTGCGCAATGGTTTTTTGATGAAAATGCAGAAATGTGGTGTTTTTGGGTCATTTATCGATGGCGAGACCTTCATTTGGACTGAAAATGGGGTGACTTTTCATCCGCAGGAGCACAAAGAGAACAAAGAAATACGCCACGAATGGCTCATCTGGGAAGGCGCCAGATCAGCATTGGAGCGTGGGGATAGATTGAGTCGGGTAGATAGTGAGCGATTGGCGCTTGCTGTGCAGCGGCTTGAAGCTTGGTTGTGACAGGAGAGAGATAATGAGTATCGACAAGATGCGGGAAGAATTTGAGGAAAGAAACGGCCATCGCGCATGGTTCGTTGCTGGCGGCAGGAAAGATACTGGACCTGAAGGTTACGTTTACGACGACTTCACAACAGATATGTGCTGGACATGCTGGGTTGACTCCCGCGAATCGCTGGTGATTGAGTTGCCAGAACGCGACGCTCACGAACTCAGCGTAAACGCAATGTTCGGTTACGGCCTCGCAAGAAAGGATGCGACGCGAGCCATCGAGGCCGCCGGCCTGAAGGTGAAGCCATGAGCAAAATTACAAGCATCCGTTACAGCTCATCGACTGAGCGCAAGAAGCCGCAGGCAGGGGATCGACGCTTTCTCAAAGGCCGGCAGGTGTGGCAGGTTCGGGAACCGCTCCGCGTACCTGAAGGCATGCCATACGCTGGTGCGTACATCATCAGCAATGGGCGCCAGCTCTACAAATGGGTTGACGAGGTTTAGCTATGCTCATCTTCGATCTCGAATTTACAGATGGAAAACGCTGTCGCTACCTATGCCCAGACCCATACGCAACAGTGGAATCCGAGCGCGCAGACCTGGAGGCGATGTTCTGCGGTCGACTTGCATCAATGGTCAGAATCATCGCGCCACCGCCTGAGAAGCTGCCATGGGAGGTTGCCGGGTACGGAGAATGGCGACTTGGGTTGTTCAAACTAAAAAGATCTGGCCTGGGTAGCGAGAAGGAATTTAAGTTGGAATGGCCTGGCGGATCCATATCCAGCAATAACAAAGACGAAATTTCCGCCGCCGTTCGCCTGAATTGGCATCTTGGTTGTTGACATAGTTATTATGCAGGTCTAGCATCTACCACGTAGAAACAAATTCCCCGACAGGAGCAAAGCAATGAACACTCAAGCATTCGATGACGGCAGACGTGTTGATCGCCGCCAGCAATCCAAGGAGTTGGTCGCACCGCAACTGACCATTGCGCAATCCATCCGCCGCTCCAGCAATCCGCACCACGCAGCGCTCACTTCGTTTACTCGACGTGATTGCCCTCACGGCCAGAACAAGCATATTTATTACTTCGAAGACGGCAGCTTTCTCACCTTCGAAGTCAGCTATATGGCTGTGGAAGATGGTGGCCGTTGATGCGCAGCAATCTGGATTTGATTCTTATCTTGGCCTGCATCGTCGCTATTGCGTTGCTGGGGGTTTGAATGAAGCCACACAACGCGATTTACATCGGTGGCCCGCCACTGGATCCGCCTGATGAAGACCAAGTCATTCGGTGTACAAAATGCTGGAGACATTCAGTCAAAAGCGAATGGGTACACAACCACTGGCACTGCCCAGGCTGTCACGAAGAAGACGCGGCCGGGATTACTGAAGAGGATTGAGTGATGGAAGCAATTCAACAAAAGATTACGTTCGTCAACAACGCGCCGGCCAAGTGCGGCTGCACAATGGAATTCAGTTCCGGTGGCGGACACTACTCGGACGTTCTTTACGTCACTCCATGCGATGCTCACAGCGGCAGCAAGCCGTTCGGGCCGGTAGAAGTGAAGCGCGATGCGGACGGCTGGTGGTATCACCCCAACATCCCGAGCTTCGGTGAAGGCGAAGACCCGGCCCCCTACATTGCCTGGGTCAAGGAACAGGGTCTGGAACTGAAAGGCTGGCACTCTGGCGACGAACTCGAGGATCTTCCTGAAGAGGATGCTGCGTGCACCGCTTGGAATCCCGAATCGCCAGGCCCTGAGTGGTTCTTGATGGGAATCTTCGATACGGATGACGGCCCCTATGTGCAGTGGGCACGCCGCGAGGTGACGCCATGATCCTGGCCGTCCTCTCCGCCGCCCTAACCTGGCTGGCAATCATCACCATCGCCGTGATCGGCATCAGACTTTACGGCGCACACCTGGCCAAGCTTCGCGATCAGCGGGCGAAGGACGGGGTTAACTGGAGTATTGAGGTATGAATGACGAATGCGCCCACAGCTACGCAAACAAAATCGGCTGTCCAGAATGTGGTGAACTGATGCGGAAACCCTGCGCCTGTCCTGGATGCGAAAAACCACGGAAAAGCGTGACTATCTTTTGCTCAGCTCACCAGCATTCGGACAGTCGCCTGCGCTTCATCGCAAAGACGCCAAGCCCAACCAATGAGCAGCTTGCCTACATGATGCAGCTTGACGGGGAGCAGCAATGACCACCTACGCTCCCTACCTTATCGCCCTGGCCTGCCACGGCCTTCCGCAATTTATTCAATGGTGCATGTCATGAGTGAAACAAAACTTACGCCATTTGGCGCCAGTGCAAGTGGGCCTGTATCCGTGGGCGCCAGTGGAATCGGAGGTACTGGAGTTCCGTTTCTTTCGGCTTCGACCGAGCAGAGACTCATGAATGTCGAGGGCCGCTTACGGGTGCTTGAGCAATCTCTCCAAGGCCAACGCCTGCGCGCCGATACGGCTGAGGCTGAGCTGGCCAAGGCTAACAAGTCAGCAGATACCTACTTAGCCGCTTGGGAAAAATGCGCGGAGTTTCGTGACGCATCGGAAGACAAGGTTAAAGCCGCCGAGCGGCGCATTGCGGAGCTGTCTGCCAATAACCAGCAGCTGAGCAAACTTCTAGGGCAGGCCTTGGCAGCTCTCAACCCGACCGCCCGGCTCGCAAAAGAAATCAAAGCCGCCCTCAACCCCAAACCCGAGGCAGGAAGTCATGAGTAATTTAGATGAGCGCATGACCATTCATGCCTGCTGGTCTTGCCACAAGGAATTTTCGCTAGGGGAGTTCCGAGATAACGATGGTTACTGCCCAGCATGCAATGCTGAGCAAGATGACGGATCAGATGACGAACTCGGCGAACCTGATGGATACCAAGGGGAGAACTGGTGATGACCAATAACCCAACGATTGACGGCGTGTCGCGGGAGTTGCTGACGAACCTTCTCCACTGCGGGAATTCATCAAGCTTTATTCCACTGAGCATTACCAAGCAGTTGCGGGCCTTGATTACTGCCCCTGTCGTCGAGCGCCAGCCATCCAGAAGCGTAAAACGGTTTGACTTTGACACTGACGAAGCCTGTACTCGCGTTCGCTTCGGTGAGCAAACAGACGGTGCTTACGTCCTGTATGAAGAACTATCTAACCTGCAATCCACCATCACCCAGCTACAGGCGCGCATCGCTGAGTTGGAGAGTGCGAGGGGTGAGCCGGTTGGGTGGATAGACGAACCATACGCCGGATGGTTGAAAGATAAATCGTCGGGCTGGGTGACTGTTTGGGGCACAGACGGGACTGACAATCCCTCTAGGCGAAAACCTTCGGTTGCGGTATTCACCGCCCCGCCAGCGCCGGTCGCGGTAGTTCCGAGCCTATGGGAAATTCGAGTTCCTGACGAACCACAAAACCCGGAGTCACCAGCTGAATACCTCTACGCCCAAGGGGTCGCGAATCGGGATCTGTTGTTGTTACGTGAGGGCGCAACTGTAGTCGCTGAATACGCCTGCCTCGCCGCCACCGCTGCGCTGAATGGGGTGCGGAAATGAGATCGAAATACGGCCAGGTGTGCGCCAAGCACCCAGAGCTTCACGGTCGCCGTTATATACCGAGTAACGGTTGCATCAAATGTCACAATGAGTTGACCAAGGCGAACTATCACAAACGTAAGGAATTACTTGCCGAACTCATCGCCGCCGCAATTGAGGTTCGCGGATACAGTGGAAGACTTAATAGCGCTCTGGCGGAAATGGGTCATGAGTAGGCCATCTATACCTTTAGCAGACCTGGCATTCGCTTATGAATTGCGCTGCGCAGGAATGAAGTGGAAAGCCATAGAAAAACAAATATCTTGGGAGAGAACCGCTTTGATCAGGGGTATTTGTAGGCGCTTAAATCGATGATTGCTCCACAATCCGAACTCCGTTTCCATGTGCTGCGCCTTGGGTCGCGCAAGAATGCCGCCAAACTGTACGGCGTCAGCGAGTGGAGTTACTACCGTGATCTGCCATCTGACCACGTCGATCACTACCGGCGCGGCCAGATGGTGATTATTGGCGGCGTGTTGGCCAAGAAATGCAAGGTTTGCGAAACGGCAAGAGAGCTTCAGTACTTTATGGATCACTCGCAATCAAAGTCTGGATGCCGAGAGACTTGCGAGTTTTGCAGGATAAAGCAGTCTGAAGCGGCATATCTTAATCCAATCAAATCCCCTTAATTGGGGATTTCTTCTGCCTGAAATTTCAGCAATAAAAAACCCATCCGAAGATGGGTTGCCTGGCGGGGCTTTGACAGGAGCTTGCCGAGGATCTTCAGACTAAGCGCAACACTGGCGCCTGTCAAACTTTTCGTATGGATCGAGCGGCAGGGCGATGATTGCACGGCCTTCATCGGCATGGTGATCGGCCTCGGATGGATCGCAGCCAATGTGCGTGAATCGTTCTTTGCAGCTGGCAAGCATCCAGTTGAAGTTGTCGAATTCCATGGCGCACAGGACTCTGGACTTGCCCATCTGCGACCACCAGATGCGCCAGGCGTGCGCGTAGTCGATGCAGATAATTGTTTTGCCGTCGTGTTCGCCTTCCGGTTCAAGGATGGCGGTCGAGCCGAACGAGGGGTTGCCGGCTGCGTAGGTGATTGGCGCCAATTGCTTGCCGATAGGGTTGATCGCGGCGACGTTAGTCGTCTCGCCGATATTGTTGATCAGCGGCACGATCAGCGAGCCTTTCAGGTTGAGGCACTGGACATTGGAAGCGGTGTTGTTTTGCATTAGGTATTTGTGCTGTTCGGTTGGTTGGCAGGTCGAGAGGATGGTCGCGGACTTTTCGCGGTCTTCTGCATGGCCAGGGAGAGAGCATTGAACGGCCCTGATGACTGTTTTGCGGGAAGTTACAGCTGATCGCTCAAGCTTAACTTCGCCAAGAATAGACTTGATGGCTTCTCGCATGCCGATGCCGCCGTTGATGGCGCGCACGAAGCCGATGGCATCATTGCCAAACCTCTTCCCTGCTCCGCAGCCATAGCACCAGAAGAAACCTTTAGACTCGCTGACAGTAAAGCTTGGCGAATTTTCATCATGGAATGGGCAGCATGCCTTCCAATCCTTGCCGGATTTTTTCAGGTCTGGCACGTATCCGCGAATTACATCCACGATATCTCTGTTGGCATCGTCGATTACATCTTGAGGAACTCGCTCTTCGCCGCTCACTTCTGCAACCCCAAAAACGTAGGCAGCTTGATCGCCGGAATGCGTCCGCGAGTTTTCCAGGTGTGGTAGTCGCCGACAGTGACGCATGCGGCCGAGCACAATTCTTTCACACTGCCGTATTGCTGAGCCAGCTTCACCAGAAGCTTGGCATCAGGGGTTCGCGCCACTGCTGGCTTGCCAAGCACTGGGCCTTGTTGCTTGGTATCCCAGTCGGTGATATCCAGATCGGGGCGGAACTCCAGGCGACTGCGGCCAGTCACCTCTTCCATCCTGAGCGCGCCCAGCTTGGACATGCGGGCGTTGTAAATCCACTGGCGCACATGCTGCTCATCAAAACCCAGCTTTTCAGCCAGTTTGATTGGCGTCTCATATTCATCGACCAGCTTCAGAAGTGCGGCACCTCTTGGCGTCGCATTGAGGCGATCCCGAGTCTTCTGCATTACCTTTAGGGTCATATCAATTACCGTTTGACATAGTGATTATGTTTCGCGGATGATAACGCTACGGGGTAATTATTGCAATGAGGATATAGATATGGAAGATCGGGAATTGTTGGAGTTGGCGGCGAAAGCAAGCGGTAACACCGTATTTAGCTCTGCCGGACTTGGCGTCAGAAGTGTTATGCATTGGAATCCGCTCGAGCGCGACGATGATGCTTTTCGGCTTGCTTGCAAGATGGGTATGTGCGTGGACGCCGGCGCAGGAATCATCATCTATGATGGCGACGTGGGCAACGAGATGGAATTCGAAAAGCCGTCAGAAATCGCCAATGTTCGCCGAGCCATCGTCCGGGCAGCCGCCGAAATCGGCAAAGCAATGCCATGAAAACCCACTCCCGCTGCCGCCACTGCGGATCCAGGCGCAAACTCGCCAAACATCCAATTGAACACCACGTTCAGCCCAAATGCCTATGCGGCGCCCGAGACTGGCGCAAGGACGAATATCGGCACCGAGTTGAGTTGCCGCAGATGCGCTTGAAACAAGGCCGGTATGCGGTCTGCCACTCCTGCTTTCACTACCCTCACCGCATCGGCTCCGAAGGCTGCATCTTCCACGCTGACGGCAGCTATCGCGATTTCTTCGCGTCTTGATTGCTATCGAAGCTTGATATAGTTATTATTTGTTTTCTACTGACAGGAGCAACAAAATGGATTCGATTCCGCTGAAAGTCGCGGCAACAGGTTTGCTTTTTTTGATTATTGGTTTCGGCGCCGTTTGGAGCCAGGTGATCACCAGAACTAACCCCGGCGAAGGTTTTAAAATATTTTTTGGTCTTTGCCTGTGCGGCGGCGCAGCAGCGCTGCTGATCGGCATCCTCTCTTACATTTGGTTCTGACAGGAGCAATATAAATTGGCCTATACCCTTCACAACATCGCCACCGACAAAGAAAACACCACCGCCAAGCGCGCCGACTCGATCAAAGCGCAGCTCAGCAAAATCAAGATCGTCAACGGCTTCAACGAGCGCGATTTCCAACGTGAAGACGTGCGCCTGCATATCGCGTCAATCATTTCGTCACTGATCGCTGGCGAGCCGATTCCTGCGCTGGTTGTCTGGACGAATCCAGAAACCGGCGATATCGAGCTGGTTGATGGTGAGTGCCGCTACTGGGCCTACACCGATTTCGCAGCGGAATATCCCGATAAGTTCGACGGCTATGTCAGCGTTGTTCCGTACCAGGGCACTCCGGCTCAGCGCAAGGCCATGGTGGCCAAGAGCAACAGCCAATTGCCGCTGGATCCCGTTCAGCGCGGTCGCGTCTATCTGTCTCTGCGTGACGAATACGGCATGAGCCGGCAGGACATCGCGTCCGAGATGGGCAAGTCGCTGGCTCACGTTGATCAGCATCTGTTGCTGGCCAGCGGGGGTGAAGAAGTTCACGCAGCTGTTGGCGCTGGCGTTATCTCCGCAACCGAAGCCGTCAAGCTGGTACGCGATCATGGGGCTGATGCGCCTGCTGAGCTGGAGCGCCGCAAGGAGGCAGCCAAGGAGATTGGCAAGGGCAAGGTGACTGCGAAGGTTGCGGCGCCGAAAGCTCCGAGTCGGCCGAAAGTGGATATGGTTGTTTCGAATGCGGTTGTGCTGGTCAGTCGGCTGACTGCCGAAACTTTGCGCGACATTGATCGCCCCGAGGATACTCAAGTCCGCGTCAGTTCGCACGCCCTCGCCGACCTCATCATGGCCGTTCGCGAAATGCAGCAAGCCGGCAAACCGCTGGATGCTGACCGCCAGGTTGAATTGCCAATCGAGTGAGGGCATAATTGTTTTGCGGATGGCGTGAGACCCAGAAGCAAAACTTTGGACTGAGGCTATAGACCGCTTCGATGTATGCCGTTCCCTGACTTGATTGAGTAGCCTCAGTCCAAGTCATTTCAGGGAGTCTCACCGGCATACAGTCAAAGCGGTTTTTTTGTGGGCTTGATTTATGGCTTTAAGAAACTGCTCGATGTGCAGGGAGGACAAGGATAACTCTGCATTCAACAAAATGAAGAATGGATATCTTGGGCTTCAGAAATATTGCAGGGCATGCCAGTCAATTACCTTTAAGGCTTATCACGAAAAGAACAGAGAGAAGTTAATAGCCGCTCAGAATAATAGATATCACAAAAACAAGGAATCGATCAGCAAGGCCAGGAAGCACGCCTACTGGAATGATCCAATCCAAAACCAAAAGGTTAAAGCAAGGGCGGCAGCTTGGGCTAAAGCCAACAAGGAGAGAGTGCTAGCCAGGGCAAAAGCTTACACGAAAGAAAATTTCGCCAAGGTTTCGGCTAGGAAGAAAATACACAGAAGAGAAAATGCCGAAGCGATAGCTGATTACGACAGAAAATATCGCCGGTTAAACAGGCCGAAGATATTGAGAATAGGGGCAAAAAGGCGCGCTGCAAAAGCTGGAGCTACGGTGGCCTGGGCCAACATGGAGAATATAGAGGGCTTTTATGTTGAGGCTCAGCGGCTCACCAAAGAGACCGGAATTGCTTACCACGTTGACCATATTGTCCCTCTGATATCAAAGCTAGTATGCGGCCTTCATTGCGAGGCAAATCTTCAAGTAATAACCGCATTTGAAAACATTTCAAAACTAAACAGGTATTGGCCTGATATGCCGGAGGATTGATATGCCCCTATTATCGTTTCAAAAACCAGCAGTAACCGCCCTATGCCGCCACTTCAGATCACGAGAAACCACGAAGTTTCTTGACCGTGATGTGCACCCGCCGATCATTGTCAGCGCCTCGGTATCCTCGGGGAAGAGCGTGATGTTAGCCGAGTGCGCAAAGGCCGTTCAAGATGCAAAGGCTGAGCGTGATGCCGCCGCTGGCAAGGATCATGCACCGATATGCATCCTCGTGATTCAGCGGCAGTCGCTACTTTGCTCCCAAAACAGTGATGCAGCCTGGCAAGCAAGCGTAAAGAACTCAGTTTTCAGTGCGGCGCTCAACAGGAAATCAACAGCTTTCAAGGTTGTATATGCAACTGAAGGCAGTATCGCTCGCGCCTTGACCCAATATCGGTTCAGCCCATGGACTGAAGAAGAGAAGCTTCGCCACCCGAATTGGAAGGCCGCCGCTGGAAAATTCCATCCTGATCTTATCTTGATCGACGAGGTGCACCAGGTTCCTTTCGAAGCGGAGGATTCGCAGTATATGAAGACTCTGCTGCATTTTTACGACATCAAGCCGCACCTGCGATTAGCTGGCATGACCGGATCTCCGTTTCGTGGCATCAGCTCGATAGTCGGGAATACTCCGCAGCACCTGTGGAAAAAGGTCGCCAGCATTGAGCCAGGCGATCCTGACTATCCAGAGGGCGGCGTCGGGAACGGCATTATAAGCACGGAATTTATGGTAGATCAGGGGTGGGTCGTAGCTCCGCAGTTCGGATTCCCTGACGATCAAGATACTCATTATGATTTCAGTCACCTATCTACCGAGACTTGGGATTATCCTGAGCACGAGTTGGATGCCGCTGTTAGCGATAAAGAGCTTTGCCTTGCGATATGCGCCGACTTCATCCGCAAATCAAAGGATCGCGGCGGCGTAGTCATCTTTGCCGCCACTCAGCGTCATACTCGGCAGATTGCCGCCGCCATGAAATTGCTCGGCGTCGATCCTGAACAGATTGGCGTGATCATCGACAAGACTACGCAGAAGGAACAGACCCGCATCCTTACCGCTGCCAAGGACGGCAAACTGAAATACGTCATCAACGTCGCCGTTCTGACGACTGGGGTCAATGTCCAGTGGTGGGATACCGAAGTTCTTATGCGGCCAATCGCCGCTATTGTTTTGCTGATCCAGGCTATCGGTAGAATCTTGCGCCTACTGATCGAAGATGGCGAAATGGGCATGGTGGAGCGTGACGCCCTGACAGCAGAACTTCGCAAGATGCTAATCGCTGCCAGTAGTAAGCCAGACGCATTGGTTCTGGATTATGCGGGGGTCATGGACACCCTTGGGGCGCTTTACGAAAATCCAGTTCTTGAGATGGCCGAGCTTGAGAAGGCTAAGAAGGAAGGCAAAGATCTCATAGAATGTCAAAAGTGCCTGACTATGAATAGCCCCAATGCTAGGCGATGCATTGGTCGAGATGCTTCCGGCGAACGTTGCGAGCACTTCTGGCACTTCAGGTTGTGCCCTGGCTGCATGACGCAGAACGATCAAGTCGCCCGCGAGTGCCGATCCTGCAAGCGCATGCTCATCGACCCGAATGCTGCGCTGAACAATAAGCATTATGTAGATGGTGAATCCATCCCGGTCCGCTCCATGAAAGCCGGTCACGGATCTGGCGGCAAGCTCTGGTTTCGCTACGAACTGTCTACCGGTGACACGCCCATGGAGATCTTCTATCCGCATGCTGGCGAGAATAAGAAGGTCAACAACATCATCTGGGGCAAGTTCGTTGATGCGCTGCCGATTGATCAGCGGTCACGTCTGCGGCTTCGGGCAATGAAGGCTGAAACCGTTATGGAAAATATTGATCTGATCCCGGTTCCGGCTGAGTTATCGGCGCGGAAGAAGGGGAGTCGCTGGACGATTGGGCGTCGGCGTTATCAGGAACAGGAGGTTGCATTGTGAGCGAATGGATTAAGTTGGAAGATCGTCAGCCTCCGGAAGAAAAAGGCAATGAATATCTGATCATTGTCGAAGGTGGCGGCATGCAGGTTAGCGAGTGGGTTCTTGATGACACTGAAGGCTGGTGTTTTTGGTGGGGAGATCCAACCCACTGGATGCATTTACCTGCCGGTCTGCTAGTATGATCCGTATCTACGACAGCGGCTATCGGGGTGATTGCCGCGTCGAAACCATCGAGCAGATTGATTGCGCCGGATGGCTCGAATTCAACCACCCTGAGCGCTGGCCTCTGATATGGCACACGCCAAATGAGGCTAGGGCGACCGCCAGCTACATGCAGAAGCGGCAGAAAATGGGTGTAAAATCCGGCGTATCAGACATCATCGACTTCGGCCTGGTGCGCGGTGCTTTCGAGCTGAAGCGGCTGGATAAGTCGAAGTGCTCGGTCAGCAAGGAGCAACGAGTGTTCCTCCAGGCTGTCGACGATTCAGGCGGATTCGCCGCCATCGTCTACGGCTTCTCGGAGTTTAAGAAGGCCTACGCCGATTATCTGTCATTCATCACAGAGAAACGATTGACATAGTTATTATACGCGGATAATCTCTCGCTACCGAAACAGACATTCCCTGACAGGAGCATCACATGCAAATCGTCTTCCGCAACAAAGGCAGCATCGACCCGCGCAGCATCACCACATTCGGCGTCAGCTCCAAGGACAGCGACACAGCTATTGGCTATTTTGGCACCGGCCTTAAGTATGCAATCGCTATTTTGTTGCGCGAAGGCTGCCAGGTCGATATCTACACTGGCGGTCAGCGCCTGTCGTTCGGCACTTCCGAGCAGCGCATCCGCGTCGATGACTTCACGTTCGTGACCATGAATGGCAATCCGCTGTCGTTCACTACCGAGCTGGGCAAGAACTGGGAAACCTGGCAGGCAATCCGCGAGTTGTGGTGCAACTGCCTGGACGAACAGGGCGAGGCATTTTCATCCGAGTATTTTGATGACGCGCCGAGCGAACATGAGACCGTGATCTTGGTTTCTGGCCGCGCCGCCGCCGAAGCATGGTCAATGCGCGACACGATCATGATCAGCGGCACGCCGATCTATCAAACCGAGCACGTCGATATCTATCAGGGTCGTTCGAATCACGTCTACTACAAAGGTGTGCGCGTCTACGATCTGCCAAATCCGTCGATGTACACCTACAACCTGAAAAGCCATGTCGAGCTGACCGAAGACAGGACAATGAAGCATGTTGTTCTGGCTGGATGGTACGCAGCCAAAGGCATTGCCACTCTTTCTGATCGCGGCTTTCTGGAGCGCACACTTACCGCCAGCAAGGAATGGTTCGAACATCGCCTGGACTTCGGCAGCGTTGCCGCCTCCGATGACTTCACTGGCATCGTCAAGCAGATGGCTCGCCTGCAAACTCCAGGGCTGAACCAGTCCGCGACCAACTGCGCTCGATTCGATAGCAACGAATTGCTTGATGATCTGCCTCGCATGACAATCAGCCAGGTCGATAACCTGCGGCTGAGGAAGGCTATCAGCTTCGCCAAGTCCATCGGCTTCGCTGTCGACGAATACGAAATAGTCGTTATCGAGCATATGGGCGAAGGCGTGCTTGGACGCGCCGCTAACGACAAGATCTATCTGTCGAAAATCGTGTTCATGCAGGGAACCAAGATGGTGGCCGGTACGCTGATCGAAGAGTTCATCCATCTGCGACACAAACTGGCCGACGAGACGCGCAGCATGCAGAACTTCCTTTTCGATTCGCTGGTATCGCTTGGTGAGCAGTTGTCTGGCGAACCACTCTAAATTAGTGATATAATTATTATCCAATGACAGGAGCAACACGCATGATTTACGAAGATCTCCCCGCTGACGATTACTTTGCAATCGAAGCGGCCAGCAACTCAGGTCTGAAGCTGATACGCCGCAGTCCTGCGCATTTCAAGTACAAGGAAGAAAAGGAACCTACGCCAGCAATGGCGATGGGCACACACCTACACATGGCGCTGCTGGAGCCAGAGCGTTTCGAAAAACATTACGTAGTCGCGACCGAGGCTCTGGACAAGCGCAGCGCTTACTACAAGGGGCTCGTAAAAGACGTTGGCGCCGACCGCGTATTGACCATGACCGACCATCGCAAGCTGGTCGGCATGCAGGATGCGGCCTATCGCAACAAGCGCTTTGCCGCCTACATGAAAGCTCCGGGTCGTAACGAGCTGTCTGTCGTCGCCACCGACCCAGAAACCGGCGTGCAAGTGAAGTGCCGCTTTGACCGGATGGGCGATTCGATCTTCGCGCTCGACGTGAAGAAGTGCCAGGATGCTCGCGGCGTTGAATTCACCAAGCCGATCACGAACTACGGCTACTACCAGCAAGTCGCCTTCTACAGCGACGTGTGGTTTTGGGCGACTGGCGAGCGACTGAAGGAATTCCCGCTGTTCGCAATCGAAGAGGATTCTCCACACGGGACGATGTTTCACGACCTCGACGAGATCGCGCTAGAGCTGGGGCGTATTCATTATCGTGAGGCGCTCAACACTTATGCGCGCTGCCTAGAATCTGGAATCTGGCCGGCGTACGAACACGAATCTGAATTCACCAGCGTTACATCGTGGGCAGCCAATGAGATGCTGTCAGATGATGCCTTTGGAGGCGTGTAATGAGTATTTCTCGCGAAGACTTTGCCAGCACTACGCAGGCAAAAAGCGATCAGATGAACGCCGTTGACCTTGTTGGCGGTCCGGTCGCTTATCGGATCACAGGAATCAAGATGACTGGAGCGCCAGACCAACCGGTATCGATCAGCGTAGACGGCCATCGGCAGCCCTGGAAGCCATCAAAGACCTTTCGGCGCGTCCTTCTGCTGCTTTGGCCAGAGACAAGCCCTGATGAGTGGGTTGGCCGCGACGTGGTTCTGTGGTGCGATCCGGAAATCAAGTGGGCCGGTGAAAAGGTCGGCGGCATCGCGATAAGTCATGCCAGTCACATCAACGAGCGCAAAGTGTTTGCGCTTGCAGAAAGCAAGAGCAAGCGCAAGACAATCGTCGTCGATCCATTCCAGCCTGTTGACGCTCCCGCTCAATCATCGACGCCAGTCTTCTGGCCCGACGAATCCTTCGCCAAGCGCCTTGCTGCAGCGCAACCAAAGATCGATTCGGGTGAACTGTCTGCCGAGGCATTTATCGCCACGCTGGAGAAGAAGGCGCCGATGACTGCCGGTCAGAAGGCGCGGGTTAAGCCGACGCCAATCGTTGAGCCTGATGATCTCGGCGAGCCTCCGCAAATGGAGGACGGCGATCCGTTCGGTATGGATCAGCCGCCCGAGTAACGCGCAACCCAATCAGCCTGCATTCGTGTGGGCTTTTTGTTATCTGGTATTGACATAGTTATTATGCGGATCTATAGTCAGTTCACACCTCGACAGGAGCAACAAAATGAAAAGTTTTAGCGGGAAAGAATATTTCAGATGGGTCGGCTTTCAGAACGGAATGCGCAAAGTTTTCCGCTCTCCGCCAAAAAACCTTCCGATGTGGGCGCAAGATGCCTACGGGCGCGGCTGGATCAACGGCTTTCACAGTGTTTCACTTTAAGGGGTTGCCACCATGCCACTCTTAACCGCCGCAATCATTGTCTGCGGAGCACTGCCGGCCGCAAATTCTCCGCTAGTCTGCCGCGCCCAGGTCTACCACGGGATCGAAGGCCGGCAACACGAATGTTCGGTAGCCGCTATCCGAAAGGCGCGCATTACTGAATTCAACTTCGTCAAAGTCGGCGCACTGGTTCGCACTCGATCCCACGCCGAATGCTTCTACGCTGACGACGAAGGATCCGTAATTTTCTACCTGCCAGAATTCATGGCGGTTCAACTCGGCGCCGACAGTTCAACGGTTGTCGAATATGATGTTGTTGATGGTGCGCCGGTTATGCGTGCGCCTGATGCTTTTGCAAAGGAGCTTTGAGATGGCGATCACCGAAATACTCCGCGAACACGAAGACGGCACCGGCTTCACGCTGACCACCAAGGATGCCCGTTCGGCGTTCTCGATGGCTGAAAAGATGGCTTTCAGCGGCAAGAAGTATTCGATCAAGCTTGGCAAGCAGCCTGGTCAGGATTGGGTTTTGGTTGTGGATGAGGTGGCGGAATGAATGGTATCCAGAATGACCCACAGGCAGGGGCAGGGATGTCCGTACAGGAAACGGTTGATTGGCTGAAAGCAGTAATGGATAAGAACGGAGCCAAGACCATCATTATCAGCCGAGAATGGGCACGCCGCCTTGAGCTGGAAGGATTTGATATGGATCTGATAACGGTGGCGGAACCTTTCAGTTATCCTCAGCCCAAGCGCGTTGATAGATTCGCGGAAAACCATAAAGGCCCAAGAGGGCGATGGGGTGCGCTAAAATGAAAAACATGACCACGACGGCTCTTTATCAAAACTACCCATGGATGCCTTCAGCGTGGGTTGGCAGCGGCAGGGTAATCGAACTGGAAATGCTTTCCGATGCCAGCAGGAAGAAATACGCAGCGGTCAAAGCGACCTCGGCAATCATGCGGGCTATGCGGGAATAGCTATTATGGAGCGCTACGGCTTTTCAGCTCGGCGCGGCAGAAATTCAGCAACCTCAATTGCTCTGCTGCGCCGGATCGAAGATTGGAAAGAGTTCGTTGATAAGCGGGATCAAGCTCGACGGTTCCGCTCTTAGCTCCGCCGGCATTGGCTTCGGTGCCGGACACTGCGGGGCAAGTTGCGCGGACGTGCACGCGCTTAGTGCCAGCGCTGATAGAAGCATCGCGCAAGGCCTCGATCTGCTTGAATTGATCAAACTCATTCTGGATTGCCTCTTTCTGATTCTCGGCTGCAAGCGTTTTTCTTTCTCCATCAGCCCAAGATTCGATAAGCTTGCTGGACTGATCTTGCCGAAGATCTGCAACATCTTTATCCCATCGCAGAGCCTGAACATTCCAGGCGACTCCAAAGCCGACTACGAGCGCCAGACCTGAAGCGGCCAGCGTCATATTCATTGCCCATACTCCAATCCGAATGCCCAAGCCTCGCGCCATGTCTGCGGATGCGGTTTGCCAGGACGCCAGACACGCATGTAGAGCGCCCATCCCTCTTCCTGAGTGTCCGGCATCGCGAACGGATCGGTGTACATCAGCAGGCGAGCAAATGCCGCGCCAAGCACGTCATCGGTATCCATGGCGCGCCAAACCTTTTCGCGCTCGAATGGGACTCCGCAAGCATCGCACACGTGTCGGGCTAGCGAGGCGATCTTGCCGCCGTCAGCTTTGAACTCCATGACGCCCTTGACCCCGCCGCCTTTCTCAAACTGCCAATAGCTGCGAGCCGGGCCATTGCCGTACTGAATGCGGGTCAGGTATTTGGTCTCCTGATAGCCGAAAGCCGCCAGGTTAACCCGAGCTGGCCGCGTATCCATCTTCGCTGGCAGCAACTGGAATGCCGTCTCGATTGCCGCCTTTGGATAAGTCATTTCGCCTCACCATTCTGAAAATAAAACATCTTCGACACATTGCCCTGCGCCCTGCTGAGCAGCACGAACAGGATGGCAAAGGTCAACGTATTGTAGAATGACACGACGGGCCAGTTGCCGTACATCACGACGCGACCAACGATGCTCAGCCATTGCTGCGCACACAGAGAGGCGAGGCCGAATGCACATGCGCTGGGCAATAATCGATATGCAGCATCGCCGCGGCGAAACTTGAATGCAATCTGGTAAGCGCATCCGCCGCAGAACATGGCCTGCATCGTGGCAACTATCTGAATCCAATATAAATCCACTGTATAAATGATCAGCCAGTAGACTTGAATTGCTGTATCGATCATTCAGTTTTCCCCTTGCCGAAGAACCTTGCGATCAGCGATTGAAGCCACGCTGGCCAGGTTCCGGTTTGGAATGCCTCAATGACACTGATGCAGACAACGATACACACCAGACCAGCGATAAAGGACGAGAAACCAGATGTCCGCGTCCATGCCAAAGAGAGGAGTTCGGCGGCGCCAAAATAGCCGCCTATCCATCCGACAATCAAATAGCCGGCGCGTTGCCAGTTGTTGATGTCTTTTGCGAACAGGATAAAAAAGAAGGCGCCTCCAAAGGCGCCAATAACCGCAGATAAATCCAGGCCAGGAAACATGCTCGCCAACCCCACGCCAGCCGTTCCTACGGCAAGCTGCGTTCCTGCTACTGTGAGGCTGTCTGCCATATTGCCCTCGCCTACCATGATTTAGGATGCCGCCACTCGGCGCCGGTAAAAAAGCCGTGACCGGCAAAAAGGCAAATTGCCATACCTAGGATTATACACAGTAGAGAGACATGATCCCATTGCCTGGATGGCTGCTCATCTGGTATGTAGCGAACGCCCTGAATGATCAGGAACGCCGCCACGAACATGTTCGCGCTGATATCGCGATGCTGGACGAAATTCCAGATCGCTACGGACAGGCAAAGAAAGCTTATACAGTTTGGGCGGCTCAACATCACACCGAAGCCTGCGTAGGCCTTGCTGCCGAAATACTCAGATCCATTCCCTCTGATGGCTGATCCGGCCAGATGACATCTGGCGGCCAACCTTCCTGAGTAGTTACCCTGCCGAGCAATACAGCATAGCGTTTCCATGCTGTAAGTTGCGCCTGCCGAATTGGTAGTTCGGAAATCTCTTCCGGAGTCGCCTCTTCAAATTCAATGGCGTCGTTGATAACGCCTATTCGGTTACTAAGGGCAGCCTTTTGAGCTGCCGCTAGCTGATTTAGCTGCTGAAGTTTTGCGCTCTGGCTGGCAAGAACCTGTGCGGCTGTCGGCGGCGGGGCAACATACGGCTGCAAAAGCCATTTGCCATCTACAAGATCGGCAGTCCAGCCCTGCACCGGCTGAGGATCCATGTCAGTTATATCCACCATGGTGGCTACCAGTTCTGCCGGGTATCGCACTTCAATCGGGCGCTCAGTCCCAATCCTGCTTTCATCGCCTTCCTGCCAATCCGGGGCTTCAGTATCATAAGGGGGCGCGGGAGGGATAATCTCCACCACAAAACCGCCGTCAATCCTCGCATAAACTTTCATGTTATGAATACTCCGTAATGCGGATCATACCACCTGCTCCGGCGCCGCCAGATGCGCCTCCGGCGATGTTTGCAAGCAAAGAGGAGCCACCACCTCCGCCACCATAGCTTGTTGCTGCTACCCCGTTGGAGGTGCCACTAACAAACATCCCGCCAGCACCCAGTAAGGAACTGCCCCCTGCTCCGCTGATAGGAGAGGCGGCGAGCGCCCCATAGTTACCATGTCCGCCTTGAGCGTTTACAATATTTCCGTTCGTGCCAATGCCGCCAACTGCGCCACCAGCGAGCAGCGTGCCTGTAGGCACTGCCAGCGCCGCACCGGCAGTACCGCCAGACCCTCCCGTAGCGCTAAGTAGTGCACCAACAGAGGTTGTAGATCCCGCTGCGCCAGCGCTATTGGCGGCGCTGCTGCCACCAGGCCCGACAGAAAGAGTTACCCCGCTTAGTGCAGAGATGGTGAGCCAGCTAGCTGAATAACCCCCAGCACCACCTCCACTTGCAGCAGCGATCTGCCCAGATCCCGTACCAAAGCATCCACCACCACCACCACCGCCACCAACAGCCTCCACCATTGCGTTTACAGCGCCAGCAATAGGGGTAAATGTAGTGGCAGCAGTAACAAATGGGGCCCCATCTACAGATACTTGCAATGTGCTACCGTTGATCCTGTATGTGGATCTACGAAGGATTCGCCCTGAAGTCGGCGACCTCCAGAATGTAGGAGATGTTGACGGGTTGTTATTGACGTTAGTGTTTGCAAGCGAAATATAGATGATCCCGCCAAGCACCGTGACGCTTCCTAGATGGTATTCCTGACTGGCGTTATATTCAGCAATCCCCACCTGATGAAGGTAAGCCAGAAGCTGACCGTGCGTGTACATTGCCCCGTTGAAGTCCTCAAGAGAAGGCTGATCAGAAGGGCCGACAATCCCCCACCCCCTGAGGAAACTTGCAGTAACCTGGCTGGTCAGGTCGTTGGACTGGGTAACGGATCCGAATATCGTTCTTTCGGTTCCTGGTGCCGCCGATGCAAAGGCTTTTAGGTCACCGTTGTATCTGACAATTTTAGCCATCTTAAATCACCTTTCTTGCAAAGAAGCCGCCGACACGTGTCGGATCAAATTTACTCGCAAAACCTTGCGAAAGAGCATTATTTGAGAAGCCAAAAGTTAGTCCTGGCTCTGCTTGAATGATAACTTTGTAGCGAACGCCTTGAGGCTTCGGCAACAAGTTAAGGCTTTGTATCAAGCGCAACCTATCTAGACTGACCACCGACGAAACGTAAAGCGTAAGGGTCATATCAAGATTGTCTATTACGTATGCTCGACCATCAAAAGCAGAGAGTACAACGTCTTGTATGCTGATATATTGGTCACTGGATACGTATCCAGCAGCTCTATTCAGCGCGGCTTTCACTCTAATGAAAAACCGATAATCACTATCTCCTAACTGGAGGTCGGTAAAGGCTGAAGAGAATTTGCTGTAGAATGGCCCGCCTATTCGCATTGGGTCAAATTTGCTTGAGAACCCCTTATCAATCGGATTTATATCAAATCCGAAATAAACCTTGGGGATGATTCCCGGAACCGATCTGCCTATGCCGACGATCCTGCCAAGCACGTCGAGCTGCGCACCAATGGCATTATCCAAATCGAATGCCGCATCAAGCGAATCGATGAACCCGCGCGCAACCTCCCAGGTGGAGGCTTGCAGTTCAATTTCCGCTTTAGCCTTTGTCTTTTCCCAATACTGCTTTATGAGCAGGTTCGAGGTCTCATCGATAAGCGACATCAGATCACCTCGGTGATGTTGATATTCGCCACGTCTATTTCAAATTTAGCACCAGCGCCAGGGGAAAGGCTGCCGTCGGTAAACGTGATGTTATCTTTGCTGATTTTCATCAATGTCAGAATGAAATCATCGCCTGCAGTGTAGGCGGGGCAGTACAGAGTCGAGGCCTCAAGTGAGTCACCGATATAAAACTTATAGGCAGCAATCTTCTGCTTGATTAGCGCCAAATCAATTGGAACCAGAGGTGCTTTGCGCTTGGCGGTAAGCGTAATGTATAGCGGCACTGGCAGCGGGCGATCAAAGCGGCGCACTTGGCTAACGCTGAAGGTACTTCCATCCGGCCTTGTGAGCGTCTCCGGAATGGCTGCCACGATACTTCCCTTAATGCCCGTACCGCCAGTTTTCTGGTAAAGCAAGACCTGCATGATGTCATCAATTGTTCCACCCTCCACAACAGGCCAGATGCTATGGGCATCCAAATTCCAATCTGGATTAGATGGTGGCCCAAAGCTATCGGTGTCGTTATCGTAAACTCGGGCATCAGTCACGCCGGCAGTATTAAGAAGGCGGGCGGCTAAAGAATTAGTCGTGGAAAAAGCCGGATTCTCAAGGCTAAGGTTTCGCTTCTGAACGAACTCTTCGTCAGTCTCTTCATCCTTACCTGGCTCGGCGTCAGTCGCAGCCGAGAATCCTGTAACGCCAAGCACAACGGTAACGGGCGTAAAGACAGCGCCAGCCAGCCCGGTTACCGAACCAAAGTCAGCAGCCTGGAAAGTGATTGGAGATGTGCCAATCGGCAGAATAACCGGCGCTGGCAACTCCCATAGCTGGCCGAGATCATCGGATATTTGATACCCGGTCGGCAGTGTCAAAATGCGAGTTGTGACGACTGACATATCCCAGAATGAGCGAGTTGCAGGGCGGGGGAATATTCCGGACAGTTTGGCGATTTTCGCCTGGAAGATGCCGCGAGCGAAGTCTGGGTCGAAGTTATTGGCGATCCACAGGCCAAACGCCTGCATGTCAGCCCGAGATTTGGCCTCAATTGCCACACGCTGGCCATCAGGACTTTCTTGATCGAGGTTGATGTCGACACCGTAGATCGCTTGATAGCCCGCCACAAGCTCAGCAAAGATCTCATCAAAGCTCTGGATCGTGATGCCGCTGGCGTCAATCGTCGGGCCTGCCATCAGATGATAATCTCTTCGTTGAATTCTTCGTCAAAAATCGTGCCAAACGCAAGCATTATAGTGGCATTGCGGGTGCTTGTCTTGACTTCGATTTCAAGCTTGGTGATGGTCGTAACACCATCGGTTGACAGGGTTACGCGTTCGACGGCGCGCAGGATCTCTTCTTTGGTATCTCGGCGGCCGAGCAGGTCGATCCAGTCGATATTGGCATCAACGTCAAGGAAGAAATCGGTTCGGAAGGATTTCAGACGAGTGACCACATTCTGACGCACGGCATCGCCGCGAGAAACGTAGACGGCCAGTCCTCGGCCAAACCGCCAATCACCGTCCTCATCAAGTCCTGATACGCGCATGTCATCACCTGCAAGAGCTATGCCAGCATCTTACATCATCACGCGACGTTTGTGATTATGCCGTGAACAACGGTTACGTTCCGGCTATCACCGGTTCGAAATACACCAGTCCAGCCTGGAACACCGCCTACAGAGTAGGTTGTGGAATCCGTGTTCAGGCTCACGTCGAGATTTCCAGTCAGCGTGTAGTTGCCGGTATGGATGTAGTTGCCGGTCACCGTTGAGTCACCAAACCGCTCGATGGTCGCAGGGATGGTTTTCGCCATGGAAGCAGGGGATACGCCGACCAGGGCGAAACAGTCGCTATAATCATGCATGCGCTGTTCGATTGGCGGGACGTTGTCTGCGCCGCCATACCAGCGGTCGAAAGATCGCTCGCTGACCAGCAGGAGGCAGTAGTCGCCAACAGCCAGAGGGTGCGCATCGTAGCTGGTGCCGCCACTGAGGAACACTGGCGGCACAGAGGGGAACACTGGGAGCTGAATGGCTGCGCCGTCGACCACGCGCTGGATAACCGGCTGACAGTCGATGGTGATTGAGCCGACGGCGGTGATCTTGGCGACGACGATGGTGTGGGTATTCGCAAGCGCCGTGATGATACCGTCGTTCATTACATCAGTGAGTTCTTCTTTCTTGGCGGTCATCGTGGCACCACATAGTTTTCGGCAATTTCACCGGTTACGCGCTGGAACCAGTCGCTACCGTCGAAGTCGCCACTGTACGTTATCAGGGTACACTTGTAGATGCCATTGCGGTGCGGTGCGGTGACTGAGATCAACTGGTAAAGGCCCCCGACCTTGATCGAAGGATTCAGGAAGGTCGTGATCGTCACCTCCTTTTTGTCGGCCTCTGGCGTGTTGATCAGGCCGGTTTCAGCGCTGACCACTGGAGTATATCCAGACACAACCTCATTGCCGCCAAGAATATTCAAGCGCTCGTCGTCGATGAACCAGCGCTGATCGGGGTCGAGCATGTCCTGAATGGTCTGCATTGAGTTGCCGACCAGCACCTTGGGTCGGCTGATATCAGCCTGGGCGCCGATCTTGCCCTTCTTGGTGTTCGGCATGGTGCCCAGCACCGCATCGACGGCAGCGGCCTTGCTGGTCACTGAGGTGGACACAAAGCCGCGCAGGAAGTCTTCGCCGCCATCCATAGCTGAAATAGTCGTGACGAACTGGCCGTCATTCTCGCGAACGCTGCCAGCTTCGTCGATGGATCCGCGAAAGATGGTTTCCAGCCGGCCTTCATAGCCGATCTCCAGCAGCACAGGGAAATAACCCTTATTCTGATTGGAGGTCGGTTTGTCTTTGCCGTCCTTGTCCTTCTCAGGCTTTTCGTCTGGATCGCGCACAAGTCGACGCCGCTTGTCCTCGTTCAGGCCGTCAACTTTGATCGTGGCCTTGTTGAGATCGGCCTTGTCCGACTTGTCCACGCTGAAGCGAATACGGAATGGCGGCAGGATGGTGACAGCCTGCGAGCCAATCCCGATTGTTAGGCGATAGTCTCGCAGGAATCTGTCGACCATTTCAGCGTTTCCCGAGGTTTCGCAGGTGGAGGAGCATGTAGATGGTGGCGATCATTCCTCACCCTCCACGATTTCGAATTTGCGGTAGCCGGCGTCGTATGCAGCTGCGAAGATTGGTGGCAGACAAGTCGTATTCGTCTCACTTCTCCACCAATCGCCGCAGTCGTAGGCCATTTGCAGAATGGCCTTTTCTCGTTCTTCCGCCGCGATCTGCTCGGGCGTGCGAACCGGCCCGCACATATCAGCACGGAAGCACATACAGGCACCGGCAGCATCCTCGACAGCAACCATTTCATAGCCGTTCACGTTGACGAAGGTGGACAGAACTTTACAGTTCGTGCCGATAAAGCTTTCTGCGCCTTCTACCACGCCGCGACAGGTTTTGTTGTGGATCTGGACGTAGATGCCAATAGGCGGCTGGCCTTCGCCGTGCCATTCTGCTTGGATAGCCAGCGGGGGGTATAGCGCATCAACTGCGTCCCGCCATTCTTCGCGGGTGACGACCGGGTAAGGGTCACGCTCAGCGTGATGGGTTTTAAGCTCAACTTTTGGCGCAAGCGAATGCGCCCCCATCGGATGATCTTCAGGAAAGCTTTGGTACAGCTCGTTATCAACCTGCGATTGAGTCAGCTGCTCAACACCTTCCGGCCACTCCTTCAGCTCCATCGCCAAAATATCAACCAGTTTCATGCTGCACCGCCTTGCGACTTCAATCGAGCAATGAATTGATCGCGACTCTCATCGTCGCGCTGCCAAAGGCCGCGCATGCGGGCCATTGCATCCAATGCATCCCCCTCCGCAACGGTCATCGCAAATCGAATTTCCGGGTGACATGCATTATCAACCGCCCGCCGAAACGTCAACGGATCACGCACACCTTTCATCACCGCATTATTCCCCCCGCTGCCCGAGATAATCACGTCGCCATAACCAAAGATGCGACCCAACATCCCCTGCTTGACCGATACCGATTCAACCTTGGCCAGCCGGATTTCAGCAGTATCGCGCATGATCACGCCGGACTTGCGGATGACGCGCTTGCTGGTAATGCCCATCTCGGTCGACCGGATCTTCAGCCAGGCGTACAGCAACAGCATCGCGCTGATCGGCAGGCAGATGATCGACACGCCGAAGATGACGGCTGCGCAGTAGATGTGGAACAGCGACCACTTGGAGATTTTGCCTTCGGCCAGCAGGGTTTCGCCGGCGGCCAAGGTTTGGGTGATGTAGGTCATTTCGATTCTCCTGTTATGGCTTTGGCGATTGCGGCTCGGGCTGGCGCGGTATTGATGATCGGAATCGGTTGAGAAAAAGCGGCAACCAGATTCCGGAGCGCCTCCAGCAGATCCGGAGCGGCAGCGATTAGTTTGGCATCCTGTGGCGACATGCAAACAGAAGTGCCGTTGATTGCGCTGGTGTCTTTGTTGAAAATCGGGTGCGGCATTCCAGATCCTGAGCGAACCTCAAACCGCTGAACAGCAAAGTTGCTGCCGGAAACGTGCTTCAGAACCCAAGGGCCTGGAGTGTGGCTTTTCATAATTCGTATCCCTATAAGCGCCTCATTGCGCCAGCGAACTATCGTACAGGATAATCATTATGTCAAGTCGGAACTTCCAATCCTCTGCGCTCCTGCATCTCTTCGGCGGTCACGAAATACAGCTCGCACCGGCCCTCGCTGAAGTCACCGATTCGAAACGGTGCCAACCCTGAGCTATCAGTGGTCACGCAAAAGAAATCAAACGGCCAGTTCAGCGCCTGGATATGCAAGCAGCCCAGGCTCAGCATGAAGCCGTTGTAGGTCACGTTGCGCCAGCTCACATTGAACGCCCAGAACTGCGAAACCTGATAGAAGTTCAGGGTCAGCACGATCTCTTCATCATCGACAAGCAGCACATGGCGCTGGCTTGGTTCGTCCGTGATATTGATTATCTGATAAGCCATCCGTTATCTCCCGAGAACAGCAGTAAGCACGGATTTCTGTTTCTTGGCTCCCGCCCCATCACCAGACTTCGGCGACTGCACGCCCTTGTCTTTCGTTCCCTGGGTCTGGCTCTTCACGGCGGGGGCGGGTTTCTTGTAGAAGCGCCCTGCATCCGTGTAGATCGTCTTGGCAATCCGAAATTTCTGCGCCGTCAACGAGAATGTCAGGGCCTTGCGCTGGTTGTCACGCGTGATCGTCACATCATTTATCGCCATGCTTTCGTGATTGCGGTACGGCATCGAAATTGTTGTGAGTTGCTTGCCGTAATGCAGCGACTCGATGAAGTCCACGAACTGTTCGCGAATCGGCTTCGACCCCGACTTGTTGCCGGTGAAGTCGCCAGGATTTTTACCGAGCGAAATCTGCTCGTTGATGCCCCTGCGACGATCTCCGGCGCTATCCTCGACCTTGGCCGCACGCTGATCTTGCGACGGAGTGCGCTTGGGTAGGAAAGAGTTCGTCAGTCCAACAGTTGGCAGTCTCTTATCGGACTTGCTCGGCGTTGGCGCGTTAAAGAACACGTCGGCCACGTCACCGTTGATCGTGATCTTGATCGGCGCGTTGATCAGGTGGTCGCCGATATAGCTGCCATCCTCGACGACCGACGTCGGCGAAGCTGTGCTGTATTGCGTCTGGTCACTGACCCTGGCGAACAGGGTGAAACCACCTATGCCAACCTCTTCCAGTGAAGACGACGATAGCGCCTGATCTTCGCCGGCTTTCAGATCCTGAATGCTCATCGGCCACCTCGGTTAACCTGGGTCTTGGCGGTCTTCAATTGATCCTGCAAAGCGTTATCCACGGCGGCGCCTGCGGCTTTCGGATCGCTGCTGGCGATATCTATTTTGATGTCTTGCTTGATCTGACTGTTATTGACCGACGTGTTGCCGGCTGGCGTCATCGCCACGGCATCGTTCGGACTCATGCCTGGCACATCCCAAGGGTCTTGCCCGCTGCCGCTTGGCAGGGGAGCTGCGTTGGCGGCCATCTCTGTTGATGGAGAGCCACCAGTGCTGATCAGGTCAACCGCCCAGTCTGGCAGAATCTTTGTCGCCGCAGATTTGATACCGCCAAGGATCTGGCTGAAGGCGGCGCCGATGAAGTCGAATAGCCCAAGGAAGATGTTTTTGATGCCCTCGCCTACTGACCCGAATGCCGCCAACAGGGAATCAAGTGCGTCACTCCAGTTGCCCTTGAACAGGGAAATAACCGCATCAAAAAGATGGACGAATGCATCAAAGAACGGTTCGCCAAAGGTCAGGATCTGCGCGAACATGGCCTTGAATGCATCAACGATACCCTGAAGTACCGGCACGATGTCCCAGCCGAAGAACTCCATGAAGAAATCTGCGATCACGGACTGGCCACCGTCGAGAGCGGTCAGCAGGTCATCAACAATCAGTAGCAGCGCGACGATAGCGGCGGTGATCAGCACGACAGGAGACAGAAGGAAAGCCATAACCGTGGCTAAACCGCCCGTCGCAAGCTGGGCTATTACGAACGCACCGGCCAACGCCAGGGCAATCGGCGTCATGCGCACAAAGAAGCCGGCAACCGACTGGATGACCTCCCCTAACCACTGGAGGCCGCCCTTGATCAGGTCTTGGTTGGCGGTCAGGAATTCAACAAAGCCGTCCGTGATCTTCTGCGTGGCTGGCGCCAGATTGATTGCGATCTGCTGGCTGAGTGCCGCCGCCGCAAATTTGGCAACGCCGAGCGAATCCTGGAAGTCTGCCGCTGCTTGGGCCTGCTCAGTGGTGACAATGCCAAGCTGGCGAGCGGTTCCAATCAGTCCGTCGATCTCTTCGGTGGTAGCGTTGAGCAATTGAAGCGTCGACGGATCCAAGCCTAGCGCCGCAATGATGGATTTCTGTGTGCTTTTATCAGTGCCCAGCCTTGCAAATGATTCGCGTAACTCGTTGAACAGAACGTCGGCAGTCTTCACGTTGCCGCTGGCATCCTTGACGCTGATGCCAAGCTCTTCGAAAGCCTTCTTGCCCTTGCCGAGGCCGCGAGCAGCGTCACCCGACACCTTCGAAAGACCGGCAAGACTTGCGCTCATTGCCTCAGCGCTGGAACCAGAAAGCTCAGCGGCGAACCCCAGTTCCTGAATGCTCTCGACCGTGATGCCGGTTTCGGTGCTCATGTCCAGCAGCGAGTCGGCGGCCTGAGTGTTCGCGGAGACGAACGCAACCAGGCCGCCAGCAGCGCCAATCACAGCAGCTCCGAAGCCGGTAAGCAACGCCAGGGACAGTTTCAGGTTCTCGTTGAACTCACGCTGCGGCGCAAGATCCCCGACAAAGCTGAATTTTGTGACCAGCTCGTTAACGACCGCCATCAGGATTCCTCGACTTGTACGCCTGAATATCGGCGGTGATTTGTTCGAACTCGATAGCGTCCAAAAACTCTGGTGTATCCATCGCCTCTATTTCGGCCAAGCTGCCATACCCGGCCTTTACCAAGGCGAACATCGCCATGCGCTCGCCGCTTACATTGGTTTCTCGGATGAGGTCTTCGCTTGATCCCCTGCTTGGGACGCTGAGGCGATACCTGCGGCGCGAGTAAAAGGGTAGGAGATCACCCCCAGCGACGTAGCCACAAGCTGTACATAGTCCTCCGGGAATTCATCCCAGTGATCACGCGCCTTATTCAGCGCCACGCCATCAAACGAGATGTTCGACCACATGACCTCTTCAACTGCCGCATACTGCGGGGTATCGAGGAATTCCATGTTGTCGGCGCGCAGTTGAGGTGCGATGGACGTGTAGAACGCGAACACCTTGCGGCGCTGAACATGCGTCATCTTGTGGAAGCGATACTTGCGGCCATTGATTTCGGCTTCGCCGTCCTCATAGACGGCGCGAACCATTGCGACAGCTTTTTCCCGTTGCTCCTGCATTCCCATAACTCAAAGACTCCGTTTGGCGGTGCGGAATTGGATGGTGTACTGCATCATCGCATTACCATCTTGGTTGTTTCTGGTTTGCGTCGGCAGCGTAGTGACGCTGCCGCCGTCCAGGTTCCAGCTTTCAACGCCGGCCTGGCCGTCCTTGCTGTAGGATTCCTTGGCGGATCCGGCGAACAGCGTTGCGCCTGGCGTGTTGATCTGGCTGAGCATGAACACGTCATCATCGCTGTACTTCTGGACGCTGAACTCCAGATCGTAAACATCCTTGTCCATACGTTCGCCGATGGTCACGCCACCAACAGCGGAGTTCACCCGTGACGTATGCGCGTTGACGGGAGTGATCGTCAGATAATCACCCTCGCCAAAGCTCTTGAACGTGTAGTCATTCAGGATCAGCGAGCCGCTGTCCATCGAGATGGTAATAACACTCATTGGTCAGCCCCTTACAGGTTGAAATTGATGATGATGTCGACCGAATGGATCGCGCCAGCATTCTTCACGGCTCCCTGCAGAACAGGGGACTTGCGAGCCTGGCGATCTGCTTGCGGCTGATCGCGAAGGAGGCCGGCCAGCCAGTAGAAGCCAAACTGCTCGATGTTGCGGTTAAAGGTATTGATGTTGCCGAATGTGTCAGGACTCGACCAGGTGCCTGGGCCAAATACGTTGGCGCGCACGAAGCCGCGAGAGGTTTTTTCGGCAGTGGCCACCAGCTTGTTCACGTCGCGAGTGATCTGCGCCAGTTTGGTTCCGGTCGCTTTCAGCACGTTGAACATGTCGGTCTGAATGGCGTCGATGAAGCCGATCAGGTTATACACGTTGTCGACGAAATCATTGGCGCCACTGGTCAGGACAACCGGCGTATCCTTGATCGTGGTGTAAACGTCGAGACCGACACGCCTGGCCGCGTCGGTCTCGGTCTGGCTGTATGATTCAGCTGGCACACTCAGCTCTTTCAGGTTCATCGTCATCGCCGAATCTTCAGCGTTGAAGTTGACCGTGTGGGTGCGCGCCATGTATGAAGCGGCCATCAACCGGTTGCCTGCCTTGCTGTACAGCATGCGGAAGTTCGAACCGCCAGCCAGTACGACCGCCCAAACCGGGTTGGCAGTCGCTACGGCCAAATAAGTTGAACCGGTAAACACGTTGTAGATGATCGTCTGATTGGCCTGCGCCCACGCTCGGATCGTTGGAACTTCGGCATCCAGAACCAGATCAGTGAAGACGCCGCCTTTGAAATTCACCAACGCCTTCAGCGCGGACAGCGACTGAACCTTGGTTTCGATTGGCAGAACGACCGATGCGGCTCCCTGGGTTAGGGTGCCGCCGGTGCCATTGGACATGGTGAGCAATCCGCCAATAAACGTGCCGGAAGCGCCAGGCGTCATATAGGTCAAAAGGCTGGTCACGCCAGTAGTGGAGCTGGTCACGGTCAGATAACCGTTATTGTGCGATACTACCGCGCCAGTGATGGCCGTATCGAGGATCGCGGCAACCGCGTCCAAAGTAGTGGCGGCGCTGAAATTCAGCGATGCAGCGACAACCGGGGTGGAGTCAACGGTGATATTGAAACTGCCGTCGGTGATGGTCTGAAGCTGCGAGATGATTGTGGCTTCGACGAGCTGGGTACTCTTCAGTGTTGCAGCGGTCGCCGGCACGGTTTCGGCGGTTGCTCGATGCAGGCCGATGATCAGCTCGCCGCCGAAGTTGATCGGGTTTGGCTTGGTGCCGAATACTGTTTGCGCGTACTGAGTGGTCAGCGATGCGGTTCCGAAGTCCGCCTCCACGGCAGCCGCATCGCGATAGCTGCGGAAACGCTCCGCACTGGTGATCACGCCGGTTTCGCTGGTCAGTACCGCGACGGTGTTCATGTTGTCGCGTTGAGCTTGACGCCCTTCGGGAATCAGCGCGACGTTGATCACGTTCGTGATGCTTGCGTTATTGCTCATAGATCAAACCTCGTTCGCCGATTATGCGAAGTTGTGCGATGTCGATACGCAGTATATCAACAATCACCGAAGGGCTGTAGTGGACTTGGCATTCAAGTTGCATGCGTTCGCCATACTGCTGGCCGGTCAGTTGCTTGACGTTGGTCGCTGCGCCTGGATGGTAAACGGTTATATTCAGTTCGCTTTGCAGATCAAGCGATAGCTCGGATCTGGCCAGTAGCCGGAAGTTGCTGCAAAGCGTTGCGGCGGTCGGGCCGTAGAAGTCGAACGTGAAGGCTCGCGACACAAGCTCGACGTAGCGCATTCGCTCGGTGTCGCCATCGTAGTTTGCCGAGCTGGCCAGCGGTACGTCACCAGACAACGAATCGACCACGATGTAAGGCAGCTCGAATTGCTGCCTGTCAAAGTTCACGCGTCCAGCTTTTACGTACTGCTCTGGATGATTCATCAGGTCGCGCACAAAGCGCTGAAGCTGGATCAGGATTGGCTCAATCATGGCGTGGCCACCAGCAGCGGAAGCTTCGTTTCTTCACCATACGCCTCAGCGTATCCGTATTGACCATAGCCCTTGCGGAATGGAACCAGTTTGAAGTCACGGCCGTCCCACTCGACGTATTGGCCGATAGCCATGGGCGACACGCTGTGAATCCAGATGTATTCCAGGCTGTAATCGATCTGATCGACCACCAGCTTTTCTTTATCGGCAGGCTGCACGACACCCATGATGTCGACGACGGTAACTGTGTTGGCCGGAATAAAGTCGATGGTTGTTTCCGTGACCGTTTTCAGCTTGATGGGCTGCGACCATTCGGTCAGGACTTCGGACATGTCAGGGAGCATTATTCAACCACCCAAGTAATGGAGTTCCGCAGAAGTCCGGTATCAATGAGGATACCAGAAGAACCCTTTGCTTTCTTGGTCGATGCCTTGATATCCGGCCATTCGCCAAAGCCCTGGGTTTTAAAAGCTTCTCGGGAGAAATTGACGCCGGCAACTCCGACTCGACCAAGCGCGATTTCGACGTCGAGCCCCTTCTCAAGCACAAGGCGAAATTGACCGTCGATGATCTTCTTCATCTCGGCTTGCTTCTCAATGAATGGTGCGCGAATGAATGAGCGCATCGGAACGAATTGAGTCCCGTACTCATGCCAGATTCCAACCTCAAGCACGGTCGGCGCAGTTTTGTCGCCATCGGACTTGTAGGCTTTGCTGGTGGCGGTCTCGCCTTCAGGAAGGCCAACCTTCACAACAGCATTCTTCGCCCGCTCCATAGCCTTGAGCTGATTTTGCGCCAGCTCCAAGACCTGTTTCGGGGTCATACAAATACAGCCCCAACGCGGCGACCGCCACTGAGGATCCAGTAGGTCTGGCCGTAGCGATTGGTGTTGAACCACGACGCGAGGTTACTGCCCTGGCTGGCCGAAGCCTCATAAGAGACCGAGACGCTGCCAACAGTTTTGCTGGCCACGTTACGAGCTGATCCCGCACCGCCTGGGGCCGCCGCATTGGTGAGCAGAAACGCAATCAGGTTAAGAATCGCCTCCCTGTTCTTCGGGTTGTCGTCGTATTGGAGGCAGGTATAAGCAGGCCAGGTCGACGCGATGGCTTCAACCCACACAATCGGCGGAACCGCTGTTGCGAATCGGGCTTCGAAGTCGTCCTGGATACTCATTATTTGCCCTCGATCTTCACCAGCCCGAGCAGCTCGGCGCGCTCAAGCTTTTTGACCAGTTGCGGGTCGCGGGCGAGATCGCCCTGCGTGAAAGTGACTTCACCATAGCTTGCCAGACCCAGAGCTTTCATTGGGCTGGCCTGCAAGTTGGTGACGACAACAGCACCTTCTTCTTGGGCAACGTCGAAACGAGCCTGGATTTCGTCCTGGATTTCGGCATCGGCGGCAGCCTTTACTTCTGGACTGAATTCAGATTCTGGTTCAATAGGATCAGTCACGGATTCGGGTTCCACGACAGGTTCCAGCTCAACCGCTTCTGGCGCGATTTCCGGTTGCTCCACAGCAGGCTCCGGAGTTTCAGCCAGCTTCTCGTCGATCTCAGCCTGAAGGCGTTGGTCGCTCCAGCGCTTGTCAACCTTGATACCCAATTCTTCCGCTTGCTTCTTTAGATCGTCCACGACGAACCCTCCAAAATAGGTGGCGCATCCTTGCGCCTAGGGAAAATCAGAGAGCGGTCAAGGTGGCGGCGGCGCCATCTTCGATCACGTCCAGGCCGGCGATGGAGAAGTAGCTCTCCATGTAATACTTGAAGCCGCGCTGGTCGATGCTGGAGATTTCCAGCGGCACCGGCAGGCGGAACTGCATGGCGCGACGGTTGCGCGAGAAAGCCACGGTCACCGAAGGGCGAGCGCCCGCACCCACCACGGCTTCAGCTTCGTTGGTCATGCCGAAAGACACGCCTGCGAAGTTGTCTTGCAGTGCGCGCATCACGGTAGCCGAACCGGCAGCGGTGTTCAGGATCTTGGTGGTGGCGATGTTGTACACGCTCCACGGCATGACCACGCGATCAGCCATGAAGGCTGGCACGTTGAACACGTTCGACCATTGGCGAGTGATGAGACCGGCGATGGCCGCATACAGCTCTTCGGAAGTCATCAGCGCCGCAGTGGTCGCAGCGACATCAGTGTCCCATCCGGCGTAGTTCAACAAACCGGTGGTTTTCTGAGTGCCGTTGGTGCGCACCTGGCCGCGATAACCGATGCGGTCGATCTTGCGGTTGTAGACTTCGTTGTGCGCTTCCAGGAAGCGGCTCGGCAGGTTGATGCCGGCCAACTCAGCTTTCTTCAGCTCGATTTCAGACCAGTCGGACTCAGCGTCCATCGACATGGTAGGGATGAAATCGTCTTCACCTTCCAAGGTGATCTTGCCGGTGGTGTTGGTATTGGTGCCCGCCTCTCGGAAGTCGCCAGCAATCGCCAGCTTGATCTTCTTGATGGTGTCGGCGTAACCGCCCTCGTTGTTGACGGTGATACCTTGCGCCAGGAACGTCAGCTCAGGGTATTCCTGAGTGAAAATCTCGGTGCTGAGGTATTCCAGGTTGCGAGCCAGGATAATGCCGCCCGCATCGGTGAAGGTTCGCTTGGCGTGCGCAGCCTTATCTTCGAACGACTTGACGTTATACAGCTTGAATGGATCTTTTTTCATGGCGCTCATGTCTTAAACCCCGGTCAGGTATTTTGGAATCAGAACAAGCCATGTGCCAGGGCGCTTGGCTTCCCAGAACACGCAGCCAGGGACTGCAACGTTGGATGCGGAGACGGTGGTCGCTTTGCCTGCGTTGGCGCCGGTAGCGTTCACCGCGTAAACCTGGCCGAACTTGGCAGGGGTCACGCCGGTTGGAACGTCGACGGTCACGAAACCAAAGTTGACGATCTCGGCTACCTGATCAGGCGCGATGCCGAGTTTGGTGTAGGTCGCGTTCTCCAGCGCGCTGGCGATCTTGCGGCGGACAACTCCGGCAATCACCGGAGTGGCCGAGGCGTCGAGCAGATCGATGGAGCCGGCGTCGTATTTGACGAAGCGGCCAGGCACCAAACCTTCTTCCCAGACTTCGAAAGCCGAGCAGTTGTATGGCGATGCGGCGATGAATTCGCCAGACATCAGATCCGGGATGATATCCAGGACAGTCGAGTTAAAGGCCATGATTATTTGTCCCCCATTTCTTTTTTGAGGCGGGCGGTCAGGCTACCATCAGCAGCGCTGTCGCCGAACGTTTGGTACTCGCCGCCGGATTTCTTCAGCAGCTTGAAGGCTACCGACAGCTCGGAGTCGCTGAACTTCTGCGAGCCATGCTCGATGGCCAGCGCATCGCGCATTACCTGCGCGGTGGACTTGTCGGCGAAGCTGTAGGTTTCCGGCAGAATGCCGCGAGCCTTGTCGATGACCGAGGTGTGGGTCTTGACTGCAGAGTCAACGGCCTTGCGAGTGGCATCGCTGAACTTCTGCGCGAGCACCTTGCGCATCGAGTCGGTGACCTTGACCGGATCGCCTGTTACGGCGCCAGCGCTTTCGTCGACCAGCTTCGCAGCTTCTTCGTCGGTCATGACCGGCACTTCTTCGACCACTGGATCAGTCGGTGCGGACTCGACACCGGCAGCCTCAGCAGCAGCCATGATTTCTTGAAGTGCTGGCAGCAGCTCAGAAAGCTTGTCAGCAGGTACGTTTTTGATCGCTTCCGGCAGGCCAGCCGCCAGTTCAACGATCTGTGCAAGGCTGAGAGCCCCTTCGGCGTCACAGAACGCCTTATGCAACTTCTTCGGCATGGTAGCCTCCGGGTTTGGTTTTCGGTCGATGAAGCGGCAGCCAGAACCGCAGCGGCCAGAGTCAACAGTAGCAAGATGGGTCGGCACAAGGTCGCGCTGTTCGAAGTCCCACTTGTCATGGGGGATCAGACGGCCTTCATAGCCAAGAGATAATTCGTTTTTGCCGCTCTGGATCTCGGCCAACATGGCGTCGTCGAGGAACAGTTTGTTTTGAATGGCCAGCGTTGAATTAGTCGACTCATCGAACGCATCGATAAAGGACGCTGACTCAACGCGGCTTGGAATGTCGGCAGGCTCGGTGCCTGGCTCGATGTGCTCGCCGATGACAGGGATGCCTGGCATCTGCGAAACAAGGCTGGCAATGGTGGCTGGCGAGCGGTACACGGTGAACAGCTTTTCAGGCGGCTCCATACCGATCTCGCTGCCCAGATACTCAAGCACGCCATCGCGCACCGAGATAGCGGTTTTCATCCCGTCATCATAGGTTGCGGCGTCGCTGAACTTGAGCTTATCCATTACTTCACCTGGCACGAATCTTGCCGAATTGTAAACCCTGATTGATGGCAAAGCAAATATTGTGCTGAAGGGAATTGCTGGCAAGAAAAAGCCCGCGCATTGGCGGGCTTCAGTTCCATCGGTGCCGGTTTTGGCCGGCGGAGTCATGGCAATTACTCCTCTTCAGATTGAGCAGCGGCCACTCATATGGGTCGGCTGTGTGACAAAACAATGTCTTTGCACTGACTCAGCCCCAATGAAGGGGCTTGAGGTGGGTGGGGTTGGTTAGCGGTCACGCGACTCGACTATGAATTGGACTACCGGTATTCCAGGGTTTTGAGCCTTTGCAAACTCGTACCCGCTCTTAACCGCAAATTCCATGTCTGGCGCCTCATAGCTGAATTTGTGGTAGGCCGCACCGCCTGCGTACTTGACCCGCAAACTGTATTTATTCATCTCGTCTTGCTCCGTTGTTCGTTTCGGTTGAGCAAGATTATGCCGAGATAATAACTATGTCAACGCTCAATAACGATTATTTGCGCAGCCGAGCCGACTACAGGAACCGTAGCGCCCAGCACAACCTCCAGCCCCAGCAAGGTCACAGTGTTCCGCTGGTTGAGCTGAAGCGTGAACCCCGTAGTTGCGCTGGCCACAAGCGTCCACACCTGGCTGGACAATGCTGGTGGCGGCGGCTGAACATT